TTAAGCGGGCCAATAAGGGGAAACAGCATGAAAGAATTTAGCGCAATGATGGGGTGTCTGGTGCTTGCCGTGTTAATCGGCGCGGCGGTGGTGCTATGATCGTTCAGGTGGAGTGGTACGGAATCAAACTACAGATACTTGGAAATCACTACGCCGATGGCGATTACGAGATCGAGGACATGATCGTTTGTGATGACAAGTGGATTAGCCGCGAGGAACTCCCGGCGCACATGATTACAGAGACAGCAGAGCGCGAGATTTACAGCTTGGTCGGAAAGGCTCTTGATGAGGTCGAGGGTTATGTAGGGGACGCCATAGGCTCGTGCGTACAGGGGCACCCATGAACAAAAACAACTTGATAGCAAGGTTACAAACGCGCCTCGATGCCCTTTGCGCTGATGTCGATGTCATGGAACGCGGCTTCGACAGGGATGTGATGATGGGCCGGGTGTCGGAGCTATTAGAGACAATGGTCACGATTATTGAGACGAAGGAGGAAATATGAAGCACTGGAAAGAGAGCTTGCAGGAGGAGCTAGACGCAAACAATTTGCTGCGACAGGGTAGCATCTACAGGGCTGGCGACAGCGTAAGCGAGACTCCCGGCTGCGAGGAGGGTGCGGGGCGGGCGCGGAACCTGTTTGCAGAGATCAGCGAAGGGTTCGCGGCGCTGGCGACAATTGGAGTGGAGTGATGGAAAAACAAAAGCCAGCGGACGTATTAGAAAAACATGAGCGTTACCTAAAGGGTGGATTCGGGCAGATCGTGGGTGATGCCATGGAGGCATACGGCTCAGGTAAAGATGCCGACACATTCGACCCCGTGAACAGGCCGTCTCACTACGCCAGTGGAGACATTGAGTGCATAGACGCCATCGAGGCGCAGATGACTCCAGAGGAGTTCAAGGGGTACCTGAGGGGCAACGTGGTGAAGTATGTGTGGCGATTTGACCATAAGGGCGGGGAAGAATCTCTGAAGAAGGCTCTATGGTATCTTAACAAGCTAATAGTAGTGTGGAGCCGATCATGAGCGAGACGATAGAGCAAGAGTGGGCAAGCTGGTGCGTGAGATCATGGACACTTATATGGTCGAGAACAATCTGCCAGAGGACATCGCGTGGGAGCTTACCCGCTCATCGTTTATCGTGAGCGAGTACGAATGACAGCAAGAAACGACATAACAGGCGACAGCATAACAAACGGCAAAGGCTCTCACTCAAAGTATTCCGAAGGGTGGGAGCTTGCCTTTGGGAAGAAAGACAAGGCGAAAGAGATATGCTATAATCAGCAAAACTCGGCTGAGCCGAAAATCTGTATAGCGGAGCTGACCACAGATGAAAGACCAATTTCCGACATATAAAACCGTTAAAACATCAAGTTTAATCCCCTACGCTAGAAACTCCCGCACTCACTCTGAGCAGCAAGTCTCCAAGATCGCCGCAAGCATCAAAGAATTCGGCTTCCTAAATCCTGTTATCGTCGACGGCGCCAATGGCATCGTAGCGGGGCATGGGCGCGTTCTAGCAGCACAGAAGCTAGGCATGGACGCATTGCCTGTCATAGAAGCTAATCACCTCACAGACGCCCAGAGGCGGGCATACGTCATTGCTGACAATCGCCTTGCACTGGATGCTGGGTGGGATGATGAAATGCTGCGGGTAGAGTTTGCCGAGCTAGTGGATATGGACTTCGACCTAGAGCTAACAGGCTTCACTGCTGACGAGATTAGCGCATTGACTGGCGATGAAGAGGAAAGCAAAGAAAGCGCGGAAAGTAAAAGCACACTATCAGACAGATTCCTAGTGCCACCATTTTCTGTGCTTAATGCTCGCGAGGGAGAATGGCAAAGCAGAAAGAAGGGTTGGCTTTCTATTGGCATTAAAAGCGAGCTGGGCAGAGAGGCCGCTGTTTCTGGTAGCAAAATGGTTGCAGGGTACGGCAAGGACGGGCGGGAGACGGGCCTTATGAACGAATCAGATACATCAGTATTTGACCCGGCTTTATGCGAGCTTCTATATGGCTGGTTTAGCGGGGCGGGTGGGCTTGTGCTTGACCCGTTCGCGGGTGGTAGTGTAAGGGGCATTGTGGCAAGCAAAATGGAAAGGCAGTATATTGGCGTTGAGCTAAGGCCAGAGCAGGTTGAGGCAAACAGAATTCAGGCTGGCGAGATATGCTCTGACCCGATTCCGGTTTGGCACATAGGGGATAGCGCGAACATAGCAAGGATAGCCAACGGAGTTGAAGCTGACTTTCTGTTTAGCTGCCCGCCCTATGCAGACTTGGAGGTTTATAGCGATAACCCAAAAGACCTTTCAACAATGAAATATAAAGATTTTAGATCGGCTTATTTTCAAATCATAAAAGAAAGCTGCCTACTTTTGAAAAATGATAGGTTTGCCTGTTTTGTTGTTGGGGAGGTTAGGGATAAAAAGGGCAACTACGTTAGCTTTGTCCCTGACACAATAAGGGCGTTCGAGGAGGCTGGGCTTAGTTTTTATAATGAAATTATATTAGTTACTGCAATAGGGTCGCTACCGATTAGAGCGGGCCGGACTTTTGTTGCCGGAAGAAAGGTTGGGAAAACTCACCAGAATATACTTGTATTTGTGAAAGGCGATGGAAAGAAGGCGGCGCAGTCTTGCGGCGATTGCAGCTTTAAAGAGGTGGAGCCAGATGCCGGAGAAGTTGAGCGCCATGAGTAGAGCGCCGCACGAACCAACCGACAAGATAAGGGCTGAAGTAACCGCGCTCAAGTCATACGGCATACCCGTCAAAGAGATTGCTGCGTATATCGGCATAGACGATAAAACAATGTCGAAATACTACCGCAAGGAGTTGGACGTTGCCTCGATTAGCGCAAATGCTCGCGTTGGCAAGTTCCTGTTTGATGCTGCAAGTGGTAGGGCTATGGAGACTTTGGGCGCAAGCTATTCGGACTGCCTGCGCGGGTCAATGTTTTGGGCTAAGACTCGGATGGGCTGGCGCGAGAATGACCGAGAAGAAGTTGTGGTAGAAGCCGCTGATAGGGTGATTGAGATTATCCGCTCCGTTCGCCCTAAAGATGAGGCGTCAGAATAATGCAATTCGCCCTTACAGAGCCGCAGGAGGATTTCACGCTATGCCCTGAGCCTTTCCCCGCACTGGTCGGTGGATTGGGTAGCGGCAAGACTATGGCGGGCAGTACGCGCCTAGCGTTTAAGATGGTCAATGAGCCGGGGATTAACACGGCGCACTATATGCCAACCTATGACCTGCTGCGGCTTCGTGCTGTTCCGGGCATGGAAGAACTGCTGGAGCAGTTGCACGTTCCGTATAAGACGAACAAGCAGGCGTGGTCGATTGAAATAGAGGGCTATGGAATGGTTATCTTTCGCTCATACGATAACCCTGCGCGAATTGTATCTTACGAGGTGGCGCATTCCATTGTTGACGAATTGGACACGCTGCCCAAAGACAAAGCCGAATTAGTATGGCGCAAAGTCTCGGAGCGTAACCGTCAGCGGTGCAAGGGCAAGAACACAATTGGTAATGTCACTACGCCTGACCACGGTTATGCGGGCTTCACCTATGCTAAGTGGGGCAAGAATCCGTCAGAGGGCTACAGGATAATCAAAGCGCCCACGGCCAGTAATCCCTATTTGCCGGATGGGTACATTGAACAGATAAGATCGAACTACGACCCGCTGCTTGCCGATATGTATTTAAGCGGCGAATTTGTTAGTCTATCGCGCAACAAAGTCTATCACTTCTTTGATCGCAAGAAGCACCACGGCCAGCGCGAGATTACCGACAACGACAATTATTTACACATAGGTCTAGACTTCAACATTGGTGGCACTTGCGCCTCAGTATGGCTCACAGAGAATAATAAGCCTTATGCGGTGGATGAGTTTGTAAGCCACGACACGCGAGATTTCATTGCCAAAGTGCAGAGATTCAAGAAGGCTGGACGGACGCTAACGATCTACCCTGACGCCTCTGGTAACTCAGGCAGCACCAACGCATCCAAGACTGACATACAGCTACTCAGGGACGCAGGGCTGGCGATTGACTGCCCCGCTGCAAACCCTCCAATACGGGACAGCGTGAACGCGGTAAACGCGCTGCTGTCTCACGATTCGATGTTTATTAATACCGACAAATGCCCAAATTTGGCTGCCGCGATTGAGTCGCAAGGCTATGACAAGCAGGGCGCACCAGAGAAGCTAAACGATCACCCGAGCATGGATGATTGGACGGATGGAATGAGATATTTCATTAATCGCCGCTTCCCTATTCAGCGCCCAATGACCAGAGCGACTCTATCAGGAATATAATATTATGGCTAAAAGCGGAGTAAGAACGCAGCACCCCGAATACACGGAAATGCTAGAGATTTGGGAAGCCTGCGAAGATGCGGCAGAGGGTGAGCCAGCAATTCACAAGGCTGGCACGAAGTACCTGCCCATGCTAAGCGGGGAGACGGCATCCGAGTATTCTGCCCGCAAGAAGCGCACCCCATTCTTTAACGCCTATTGGAAAACAATAAGCGGCCTCAAGGGTATGCTGTTCCGTAAGTCTCCAACGCTTAACCCTGTCCCTCCGGGTGTTGCTGATTATATGGACGATGTTGATATGGCTGGCACCGCCATCGACATTTTCGCCCAAGAGATTTGCGAGGAGCTGCTAAACGCTGGTCGCTGCGGAGTCCTGATTGACTACCCGCCCATGCCCGTTAATTCTGACGGCAGACCGATCACTGTGGCACAGGCCGAGAGGATGGGGCTTAGACCTCGCCTCGCTCAGTATGAGGCCACGGACATAATCAACTGGAAGCGCGAGCGCATCAATAACGCGATGCAATACACGCTAATCGTGCTGAAAGAGGAAACGGCTGTCGGTGATGACCAGTTCTCACAGGATTGTGAAGATCGTTACCGAGTCCTAGACCTTACAGAGTTTGGCTACCGCCAGCGGGTGTTCCGCATTAACAAACGCGATGAGGATGAGCAGGTAGGCGATGACATATTCCCCACGATGGCAGGAAAGCCGTTGTACTCAATCCCTTTCGTGTTCTTTGGTGTTGACGGCATTGGCGATGATATTGAGTCTCCTCCGCTCATGGACTTGATGACGATGAACCTGCACCATTATCTAGTTTCCGCAGATTGGGAACACGGTTGCCACTTCCAAGGCTTGCCGACTCCGTATATCTCAGGCTATTCGCCAAACGTAAGCGAGACGGGCACAAAGGAGACTCTAGGCGTGGGCGGCACCTCTGCCCTCTGCTTCCCTGACCCTATGGCAAAGATGAGCTATGCTGAGGTATCTGGAAACTTTGAGGCGCTGTTTAAGAACCTCGAGACGAAAGAGAAGCAGATGGCCGTATTGGGCGCAAGAATGCTTGAGTCGCAAAAGAACTCTGCCGAGTCTGCCGTGGCTATGCAACAACGCGCCGCAGGGGAACAGTCACAGCTTGCAGGGCTTGCACAAGTGGTGAGCGCCGCAATGACTCGATGCTTACGAATCTTTAGTGATTGGGCGGGGCAATCAGGCGATATTGAATACCAGATTAGCACCGACTTCATGCCCGCAGGCTTAACATCGCAAGACCTCACCGCATTGGTGGCATCATGGCAGGCTGGCGCGATCTCACAGCATACGCTATTCGACAATCTGCAACGCGGTGAGATTGTATCGGATAACGTTACTTTCGAGGAGGAGCAAGAGCGCATCAACTCAGCTCCGATGGGTGATGATATGATGGCAACGCCCCCGCCTGTTAGCTTAGAGCCTGCTGCCCCGGCTGTGGACTTTAGTTCACTAATCGAGGCCATCGCTAACCTGCCCGCGCCTATCGTCAACGTGGCGGCTCCAATCGTGAATGTACCAGCAACAGTGGTCAACATTCCAGAGCAACCAGCGGCTAATATTGTTGTGAACACGCCAGATGTAAACATTGCCCCCGCGCAGATCACAGTGAACAACGTGGAGGGAAGCAAATCAATCGAGCTTGCCTATGATGACGAAGGCAACGTAACGGGCGGGACGGTGAGCGCACAATGAGCGACAATACAGAGTTAAACCAAGGCCAAGACGGTGATGTAGTACGCTTGCTCGACAAGAGCGGCGTTAAGACGCAGG